TTTAGTAGCTGAATACACATCATCAATAGCGTCTTTAGGATCTATAGACTTGGTTTTACTCTTAAGCAGATCTACGTAGTCTATAACGATTAAATCTGGTGCGTATCCTAGATCTCGACATTTCTGAATGTGTGATTCTATTGAGTGGACAGTAGTTTTACCCATAGGAAACTCTTTGATAATCAACTTACCTTTAACACTGCCTACGGCTTCTTCAATTGCTGCTCTATGTTTTTGTACATTTTGTACATCTATACCTGTAAATAAAGCGTCGTACCTTTTACCTACGTAGTATTCAGATAACTCAAGTGTGTAGTGACAAACAGTGTACCCGCGTTGTACAGCTATAGCTCCTATATTAACCAGCATCCAGGATTTACCTCCTCCAGGATTGCCGAATATGATGCCTAGATCTCCGGAACCTAATCCTCCCATTAGTAAGTCATTCACGTGAGCCCAAGATGTTGGTATGGCAGCTCTTTCTTCTTCTCGATATCTAGTTTCAATATCTTTTTCATATTCGTGACCTATTGATTTATCTTGCCCGGCTTTTAAGGCATTGTCCATCATGTATTTTATATCGTCGTACTGGCCTTTCTCTAATAAAGATACTGAATTTAGAATAGCTTTTTTTATCTGTTGATTTTTACAAAACGAACTAAATTCTTGTTCTACATACTCACGGTCTTCATTTGAAGATTTAAGTGCTTCTTTTAACTGTTCAACCACACTAACCTTTAATACTTCATTCTCTATCTTTCTTACTTCTACTTGTAGTGAATCAGTAGATGGGGTTGTATGATATTTGTAGTAGTATCTTAATATTTCACCAACAATCCATTTGTGTGCAGGATTATCAAACATTTCTGTATCAAGAATATCGTTAATGTTTTGTAGAAACTGTTTATGTTTCAACAAACTAGACAATACCTTAATCTGAAATGATATTCCATATTGCTGTAATTGATTTAATGATGACATAACTATTTATATTTTTGTAACTGATTGAAATTATTTAATAACCACATGTTTACGTTTGGAATAGAATTAGCTAATTCATCTTCGTGATATAAATCTAAGAATTTCTGTGTATCTAACGTTTTTTTCGGTTCTAGTAAAATACTTTTTATTTCTTCTATGGCTTCATCAGGTATATTAGGCTCCTTTAAATCCATGAGTCTTTGATTGATTCTTAGTTGAAATTCGTAGTTCTTAATCGTTTGTAGTATTTTTTTCTTACCATCGCACTTTTCTAATATATTATCTAAAGTAATATTATTATTTGTTGATAATTCTGGAAATAGTTTAATAAGTGTTTTATTACCTAGGCCTCTTACTCCAGGAACATTGTCTCCTTGATCACCAAGAAGTATTTTTTGAGTTAAAAAATTTTGAGGTGTTACACTATATTCTTTTATAACTAGTTCTTGATCATAGAACTTTTTCTTAGTAGGTGAATAAACAGTTATTTTGTCTGATACTAGTTGTAGATAATCCTTGTCTGAGGACATGATAGTCATCTCTCCGTCTAACTGTCCAGTTATATAACCAATTACATCGTCTGCTTCAATTTTGTCTATTGATATCAGATCTATAGGAAGTGTTTTTAAGTAGAATATAAGTCTAATTAGTTGTGAAGTTATCGCCTCAGATTCTTCTTGTTGAGATTCAAAAGACTCCCAATTAGTAACTCTATTGATACCGCGATTTGCTTTATATTCTGGATAGATATACCTTTTATTGGTAGATGATCCTTGTCCATCAAACACTATTATTACTCTAGTAGGTCTAACTAATTTTACAACATATCCTAGAGATCGTAAAAAACCTGTTAAACCTCCTATATGAAGTAATTCTCTATTAACCCAACCTATTGCGGTAAATGCTCTTAAAAATGTATTTAATCCGTCTATTAGTAATATTCTACTATTGATAGACTCTTCGAGGTTCTCTTGTTTTAGAGATTCGAATATCTTTTGGTATTCTGGATTCATTAATCTTCTGTGTCAAAAATGTCTGGTGATAAAGGTGTATCCTCTTCAACTATATCAAATGATGATGAACCTAGAACTTTCATCCATTGATCAGAATATTTCTTTTTATATTCATCAAGTTCTTTTTTATCATCATTAATAAAACCATGCACTGTCATAATAACTTTATTGACGGCTGTTATTCCTGTTACGTGATTTTTATCACAAGATATTCTTGTTCTTTTAGCGAACTCAACTTCTTTACCATTTTTAGTTGCCTTTATTTTATTAGTACCTGCTCTAGCAATATTACCGAATGTAATAACTAATGATGAATCAAAGTACATTGTATTGCCACCTTTATTGTTAAGTGTAGGTTGCCCCATTGGTGAATCAGGTTTAGCTACCCAAACTTTATTAACCGCAACAAGAGTATTAGTATAAGGTTGAGATGATTTTCTAGACAATATAATTCTTTGATTAATAAAGTTACCAAACTGCTGAGACATTGCTCCTGCATTCCATTCGTTATTGTTAGTTGATTTTTCAATTGACATTCTACAAGGAATAGATCCTACAGAATCCCAGAAGAAGCAAAGGTCGTGAGGTAGTGTTCCTCTTTTTTGCTCATCAAGAATATCAGAGATAAATCCTGAAACGTCTTCTATACATTCAAGTCTCTCACGATCAATATACAAGAAGAAGCCTTTATAGTCTACAATTTCACCTGTTTTAGGATCTGCTACTTCTTCAAACTCGAATCCCATTTCACGAGCGTGATTCCAATCCCATTTCATCTCTGTAATAATAAACACAGGAAGAATGCCCATCTTTTGTGCATTAACTGCAGCTTCAAGAAGCGCTGTTGTTTTACCTGTATCAGAGTGTCCTCTTAATAGAGTAATATGCCCGATAGGAATACCTGGTATCTGTAGTGTGTCTTGAAATGCGTTAGAGAGTCCTATCCATCTTTGTTCTTTAAATACTACACCTGAAGAAAGGTTTTTGCCTTTTTTAAACTTCTCTAGATCTACTGTGCCTTTTATTGCGCTAGACACTACGCTATTTAGTGATTTTGCCATTGCGTAACTGTTTGATTAAATATAAAAAGATTCATAGTAATAAAATAATTTATTTATGTAGTAACTTACAATTGTCAAAATGCCATCTTCTCATCTGACCTCCATTGTTATCTCCAACCTTCTTACAATAAGGACACTCTAAGAATGAAGATCTTTTAATTGTCATAAACCAATTGATAGTTCATAAAATAAAAAAGATCCAGAGGAAACAAAGGCCACGGAACGGCCAGTATTTCATGGATCAAGTAAGTTATTATAGACAGTCGGTTCCGTCAACTCTCTATCTATAATAAATATCAATTAGTCTAAATTAAACAAGTCATCAATACTTGAGTCGACTGCTGCTTTGGTAGTATTTAGTGTATACTCACCTTTTGGTTCAGCTTGTTTTTCCCAAGGAAGATCAGATTTAGTAGTTACTTGATCTGCTTGTTCTTTAATCTCTTCTTCAGGGTTCAAATGCTTCAAGAGTGCTTCTTTCATTTCGTCGTAAGAATATCTCTTGAATTGTGTCAAAGGATCTGGTTGATTCGCTAACCACTGTTTTACTTTATCTGCATCTTCAGATAAAGGAGTAGACTTAGTTCTAACACGTACAGTTGATGTATTATACATTAGGCCTGTAGTTTCCTTTCCTTGTGTCTCAACTGTAATGTCACGACCTTGAATAGGATCTGTGTAGTCTCCTACGTCCTCATCTTCAGCAATACCTAACAAGTCTATGTAAACTTGCTTACCAAACTCCCAAAGGCGAACACCCTTGTCTTCTTCTCCTCTGACAATTACCGGGGCAAGCACACGCATTTTTGGTTCAAGCTTCTTAGCAAGTTGCCAGTTATCCTTTTCATTTGACTTACGAAGGCCTTGAGCAAATTCTACAATAGGGTCTTTCTCATTGAAGTTACTTAAACTCATCATGGTTCTGTTGTTGATACCATAATGCATGTAGACTTCTTTAAAGGGGTTTGATTTGTTAAACGCTGATGGTACGATACGTACTGAGTGTTTACCCACGGACGGTCTCCAAATAGTTTGGGTGAGGTCTTTCTTTTGTCCTCCACGTGGATTTTGTAGAGCCGACAATCTTGATTTGATGACTGAAATGTCCATAATATAACTGATTTGGTTAAATATAACAAATTGACTGATATTGGAAAAATCGATCTATTAAGTGAGACAAAAAAACCGGCATTTAGCCGGCTTTACTTATTTTACTGGGATCCAGGTCCCGTCTTTAATATTTGCTACTGCGTGATTTAATTTAAGGTAGTCCATACTATCAGATTTTTTACCTTTCCAATTTAATGTTAAGAAGAAATTCCAATTTTTTGGATATCCGCTTAATACGACTCTACCGTCGCTGGTTGTAGGATAATTTACAGATGCTACAGTATACACTGTTTTTTTAGGATCATTTTTATAAGTAAATTTCATTCCTTTTAAACTGTCCCACACTTTTTTTAATCTAGCGGCTTTTTCGTCTTCTTTTTTTATAGCAGCACGAATATCCGCCATACCCTCTTCCATGTCTTCTATTCCAGGAATGTCTTCTTTATCAAGAAATTTAGAAGGATCCACATTTGTATTTGGTACATCTGATTTTATTCCTGCTATTTTCTGTAGAGATTCTACTTCGTTTAATTGCTGTTTCATACTGATGGATATTAGACTGATACTATCTTGTGAATAGTTGTGTTCAACCTTTTCATGTCTTCACCTTGAGTGAGTAGAACAGAGTTCTTGTAGTCATTCCAGTTGATAACAAATGAAGTGTCTAGTACACCTTCATTCAAGCTCTTAATCAAAGTGTTCAAAGCGTTGATTGTATAAAGGGTATTGGTCTCTTTCTTTCTGTGAAGTAGGATGGTATTAGGAAGGATCTTGGTTTGTCCTCCTTCAATCTCAATGTTATAAGTGCATAGATACTCCTCTGACTCTTTAGACTCGAGAACGAATATCTTTTTATATAGAATAGTGTACTCTCTGTTGATTTCTCTAAGGGTGTCGTCCAACTTGTCCTTAGGAGAGAAGGTACAAAACAACTTATTTGCCATTTCGTCTTTGTTAATATACTCTTGCATCATAACCTTTTTTTACTATTAATAAATATTCTCATTGTATTAGAAAGCATAATTTGTGCCGTATTTGTGTTTTACTATCATATCTTGACCCTCCAACACATTTTTGATCTTCTTTAAGAGGGTTTTGCCGTCAGCTTGAGAAAAGTCAAACAAGAACGAGTCATAGGTTATCAAGATCAATTTGGTCTTCTTTTTACTCAGAAGTTTGTTGATCTCTATGATCTTGTATATGTTCTCCTTGGTCTCAAGGTTCTGGACTACGTAATTAAATAATTTTAATTTGTTCATGCCTGGAAGCTTCTTCAGGATCCTCCCGGTCGGTAGGACTAGTGCTTTGTGAGCATTATACTTTTTCCATTCCTGATCTATGAACTGGTTCAAAGATTTAAAGAAGTCTATATCCTCGTATTTCTTCTCTATCCCGCCGTAGAGCTGCTTAAAGGTGATAGCCTTTGATTCTTTATACTGTTCAGGAGATAGCTCATCCACGTGGAAGTACGCGCGTCCCAGGTAGTTGTGCATAGACTCTTTAGGAGGCTCAAACCCAATGAGTCTAGATATTAACCTAAGGTGGTATGCATCAAAGTCAAACTCTACCAGAAAGTCATTCTTAGGGACAAAACACTCTCTGAAGTCTTTGTCTTTAGGAATAGCTAGAAAGTTAATCCCGTTAAAAGAGTTGGTAGGGCGTCCTGTCAAATTATAAAGGTTATAATACGAGTAGACAGTATCTCCTAACAGAGAGTACTCTTTATTCTGGAATTGATATTTGTGGTTTAAGCAAGAAAGATCTACTCTGATGCCTGTTTCCTCTACCTTCTTATATGCCTCGACTAACTTGTCTTGAAGTTCAATGTCCATTTCAAGCTCAAAATAGTCTTTGACCATTTGATACAAACACTCGCATTTCTCATAATGTTTAGAGATTGGTATAATCTCGTTTATAGTAGGAAGTATAGGATACTTGATATAAAAGTCACGGTGGACTGGTGTATTACATTCAAAAGAACTATACTCATTATTTTTATCTAAGCATATAAACTGTACATCAATAGAGTTTTGTAAATCTAAAAAATAAGAGTTTAATTTTTTATCAAGAAGATAAATTTTAGTATGCTTTTGTAAGAATGATTCAACTAATTTAAGATCTAGACTAAATCCTTCAGAGTGATTAATTACAAAGACATATCCTTTCTTAGAATTATGATAGTATATTAAACTTACTCTAGCTAACTTAGGATGATAATAGTCATTTGATGCTATCACTTGTATAAACGCCTGGTCAGACGTTTCTAGGCGGCTTAATTGATCTTTATCTTCAATAATAAAATACATAACCTATTATTAATAAATAATATAATAAAAATATTATTAATTTTTATAGTTTAACTATAAAGTCAGTATGACGGATTTTGTGGTCTTGGTACACTAGATGCACTTCGTGTGCTCAATGTACTTGACGTATTTTGTCTGCTTAATGTATTTTCAGTATTTTCTACAGTTGTTCCTGTAGGTCTTGCATACTTTGCATAATCACCATCTATAAAATCAACTATACCTAAAAAGGTTTTATTTGCTGATGTAGTAAGCCTTTCGTTTGTATCAATGATGCCTGGAATAACGTTGTATTGTGATGTTCTTGTACTCTTTAAAGGGCCTGTTAACTTCCAGAGTATCTTAGTGGTTTGATAAAGTGAAATATCATAGTCAGTAAGACCATTTACGATGTTATTATACTCTTCTTCTGATATCTCTGTTATGAAGCCTCTTTCGTTCTCTTTCTTAGTGAAGTATCTGATCACATATCCTTTTCTATAGTCTTCATCTGTAGGCTGAGGATAATATGTGTTAGGCCGCCCTGGGATTCTAGCTGTTTCTAACCTTGAGTTACGAGTTAAGGTATCTTTTACATTATCAGGCAAAACTATTGTACTTAAATTTGGAGCTGCATCTAATCTTTTAGCAGGCATTAATTCTTCACTAGGCCCTGTTTGTGGATCAGGCCCTGTAAAAAACCTGCCATCATAAGTTTTGTAGTACTTACCAGAATATGGCTTACCATCCAAGGTGTATTCTTTACCTTGAGTGTTTAAGTTTGATAGTATTCTAAATCCTGGATAGTATCTTATCATATTAATATATTATTTATAATTACCAAATAATGATCCTCCTATTTTTTCCCACTTATTATCTATTGCAAATTTATAAATTTTTTGATCTCTACCATCTATTGGTGTATCTGTGCCTTTTATAAAAAACAAATCTCTATTTGCAGAGATAAAGTTATTGTATTTATTAGTTATTTGTAGCAAATAAGTAATTAGTGCTGTATAAATGTTATTTTCATCAGAGGATCCTGGTCCATTTATATACTTATATGTATTTGATCCTGTAACTGACTCAAATTGGCCTGGCGCTTTTAGAACTCCTACTATACCAGAAGATCCGTTTTTAGTTCTATTAAGAATAACTGCAGCTATATTTGCCCTCTCTATGTCATTAGAAGAAGCTTCAGCATTAATTCCTGCTATAAGTGCGTTCCATTCATTGTCTGTCATAGGAACCCCTCCTTTATATTTGTCTGCTGCTGCTCTAGCTTTTATAGATGTTTCATTTACAGATGATTGGAAGTTAGTAAGTCCCGTTACATTTTCATTATTAGTAGAAAATTCTTGTTTATTTTCAGGAAGTTTTTCTGTTTTCTTTTTATCAAAGTTATATACTGTTCTATCTTTGACGGCTATCATATTAGTTCTGATAGAAGTATTCCATTGATTGTTTTCAATATTATGAGTAAGTCCTACTATAGCAAATCCTACATAGTTATTATAATTGTCTATGTAACCTGGCCTATTTTTAGTAGTATATGAATATGGCAATAATTGTTCACTAACAGTGAATGCTTGGCCCATATTTAAACCTCCTATACCATCTGTAGTAAAATTTATACCTGCAGGTACTAATGCAGAAGCTAATGAAGCTGACTCTTCATTTTTAATTTTACTCATTTTTTCAATATAGTAAGAAGTTGCCTGAGGCACATCATTATCTGAAGGGTTGGCTGAACTATAAAAATCAGTTATGGTTGAATTAAAGTTTATAGCTTCTACTGCTCTTGAATCTAACTGAGATACTGGATCATTTTGTTCACCAATAGCAAGTCTGTTTGTAACATACCTATCTGAAAAACCAGTATTCATAAATCCTAGAGGATCTGCATTTTTAGATAGAGTACTTTTATCTTTCATTAATTTATTAGCAGATATAGCAATATAGCTTCCTAATTTAGATGATAAATCGGTTCTCGTTTCAATAGATTTAGCTATAGAATTTTTACCTATAAGAGGTATTTCTGTTCTATTTTGAACATTAGCTTGATTGGCATTAGGATCAATTGGTATTTCTTTATCTAGAGTAGGAACTAATTGATCATCTATAATCTGAAACGTATTAGAAGAGTCGTTGTAGGAAAGCCTAAAAGAATTAAAATTACCTATAGACTTGTTTATAGTTGTTAGTATGTCTTCTATAAAAGGTTTTAAATATACGTTGTTACTTCCATCTCTTCTACTATACTGCTTAACTAGGTCTGTTAAATAGTTTATACTTAATAGAATATTCATAATTCTTCCTCTATATCCATTTCTATCAGCAGAAAATTTTATAGGGCAATATTCTTGAAGTTTAAAACTTATAAGGTCTTCAGTATTAGGTTTAAATAAAGGAATTCCTTTTTTATCATTAGCATTAGTTTTTATAGCTTTTTTATCTTCTGTTAAAACTTTTTCATAAAATAGCTTTTTATAATCATCGTCAGTTCCTTCAAATGGAATTAAAACTTTAAAAGGATCTGTACTTAATTGTTGATAATTACTTAAAAAGAAGTTTAAATTAGGATTATAGTCTATATAAACTAAAGGAGTTTGGGATTTTGATCCTGGCTTGCTATCGTATATTGTACATATGTGATTTAATAGCATTAACACAAGACCAAAAGGAACATATACAGGATGATTAGTTTTTACACCTGCCACTAACTCTTGACTTATTCTATAAGGGACTACAAATGCAGTAAATAATTTTGAATAGTCTACATAGTCATTTTTTACTTCTTCTTTTGATGTTTTATTTCCTAATAGACTACTTAAGAAACCATATTTTGTATATAATTGCAATCTTTGTTCAGTAGTCAAATTTCTATCAGACAGATCTTCAGGAATATCAACTGAAGAGAAATTATTTCTAAAAGAATTTATATAAGGAGAAAATATGCCATTAGAGAATATCTGATTCAAAAACTCCTTCTCTTTATCTGCTATCATTTCAAGTACATATACTTTATTGCCTATATTTTTATCTGGTTTTCC